ATTAAAATCGTAACCTTGGTCAACAAATGAGACTTCATCTCCTGTAGCAGGTGAAGCTGGAAGCGTAATTGTTACTCCTCCACCATTTGTATTTACCAAAAGTTGAGCGCCAGCTTGTACTGTTTCAGCTGCAGAAACTACTCTCCAGTTTCTTTGCTCAGATAATTTTACAACATTAGTTCCATCAGAGTATAATACATAGTTATTTCCTTCAGCTAAAAGAACACCTGTACCTGATGATGTTTTAAAAGTTAAAGTGTTTCCTGCATGATCACATGCGTTTTGTACGTTATAAACTTTTTCAATTGAATCTGGAATAGATACTGTTCTGTTAGCTGCTAAAGTTCCTGTTAATTTAATAACATCATTTTTACCATTAGATAAAGCACCGTTTGTAAAAGTTAAAGATCTGTTAGCATTAGTTAAGTTAAAAGTTGTAAAACCACCAATAGCTTGTTCTAAAATAAGTAAGTTTGTATTTGTAATTTGACCCCAAGTTCCCGAGTTTTCACCGGTTGCTTGAACTGTAAGTTTTAGGTTAGCAGATGTTGAATTAGCCATTTTTTAATTCCTTATACGTTCATTTTATAAAAAATAAGAGTTTGTGTCAAACTCTTTATGCAGCCACCTCTTGCCATCCTGGAGGTGTTATAGGCGCTGAACCTGTATTTACTTCGTTCCAGATCAAAGCATTAGCAGATCCCTGGTTCATAGTCAAGCTTAAACCTGTAAGCTGAATATCTATGTGAATTGCAACAGAAACTGAAGCTAATTGATTGTTTAATGGAAAACCTGTTGGTACAATATTTTGACCAGGAACACCTTCAGCTGTTCCTAATCCTGCTGTCATTGCAATACCTGTTGGTGTTGCACCTGCACCAGCTTGACCTGCAGCTGTTCCTAAAGATGCAATCATTGCTTCTCCGGTAAAGTTTGCATCCGGAGCAGGGTCTACATTACCTAAAGTTGCTTGTGCTACATTTAAAGTATTAAGTTGAACTACCAGTTCTCCTTTCATACTTACGGTTCCTGCTGCAGCAGTCATTGCAATACCTGTTACATCAACGTTTGCAAATTGACCCTCAACACCCCAACCATTTATACTCCAACCTTGTCTACCCCAACCTGTTTGGTTAAACGCGTCTATAGTTCCAAGACCCATAGACATTGCATTACCAGTGGCCATTGCATCAGGACCAGCATCTGCTGTTCCTAAAGATGAAGTCATTCCAAAACCTATTGGAAATACTTTTCCAACAATGTCTACTACGGCTGTTCCTAAATTTGTAGTTATGAGTTGATTATTGTCTGTACCTGGACCTGTAGATACATCGATAGATGCTCCAATAGTTCCCAAGGTAGATGTAATGGCGTCACCAGTAGCAATAAGATTAGCAGCAACACCCCAAGAATTATCTCCCCAGTTTTTTGCACCCCAACCAGCGTTAATCTCTGCAGTGATAGAAACAGAATTTAACGACATAGTCATGTCGTCTTCAGGTGTAACAGGAGTTACGATTTGACTAGGATTACCCCAGGATCGTTGACCCCAAGCATCTCTACCCCAACCTTGCTCGACGGTTGAATCAGTAGATACTATACCTATTCCGAAAGCCGCAGCTATCCCTGTAGGAATAGCGATGTTATCAACGCCCGTTCCCCAAGTTCCGGATGCCATAGGAGTTTACCTCCTACGATTAACCAGAGATCCTTAGAATCGCTGCTGTTGATGTATTAGCTGGAAACTGAATTGTGAAAACTCCAGATGTAGCTGTTTTATCTGCTCCAAAATCTAAAACTGCCACCGCTGCATTTGAGAACGATGTGTTATAGATTAATGCTCCTCTAGCAGTGATAGTAACATTCGTAAACGATCTGTCTGCGAAGTCACATCTAGCTACACCATTTTTGATAGAGGTTGCTAAGTTAACTAATTTTCCACCACCTGCAGTGTATTGTCCAGAGTTTGGAACTTCATTTGTAGGTGAGCTAGTTAACAGAGAAGTTGTAGCTGAGTTTAGAGTTGCTGAAGAAGTATAAAGAGCTATTTTAAAAATATCACCAGAAGGTGCTGCAGTGAAATCCTGATCACCATCTAATAATTGTTTTTTAAAAGAGTTTGCAATTGCTTGTGTTATAGCCATGTTTATTTTCTCCTATTTACCTATACGAGGAACACCACTTTGATATTCATCTCGTCTTCTTCTTCCCATTTGTTCTATTGAGAAGCCTTCTACTGCTTGTTTATACCTTCCTTCGTATAATTGCAAGAGATCATTTGGCCCCTTTAGAAAACTAAAAGCCTCAACTAGGCATGCATATAATAAGCCATTGGGAAAATTTTGACTTAGATATGTATTAGGAACTGTACTAGATAATCCAGTAGGTTTCAAGATATAATTTAATTGAATCTGATAAGTCTGATCAGGGGTAGGAGCTACGACAATTCTAGTCTCATCCCAGTTACTGTAATATTTAGGCACTCCTTGGACCCCTAAATTATTAAATTCAGACATAAAACTTGTATCTCTATATTGTAAAAAATCTCTGTTATCAGGATTAGCTGTGCCATCAGAATCTACGATTTGAGCAGATCTAATAACCAACAAACCTTCAGGAACATCTATAAATCTAGTTCCTGCAATTAAGTTAGCAAATACATATCTTCTATTATTATCAGAATCTACATCTCGTAAAATTCTAAACTCTGCATCTTCAATAAATCCATTTACAATAGTATCAGTTAAAACTGTACTTGTAACTTCTGTGTAATCTCTAATTTTTTGTACTAATTCTGTATAAGTCATTATGTTATATTTATCATACCTCCCATACCTATACCATGAATCCAACAAGCATAGTAATAAGTCCCCGTCGTAGATGGTGTCCATTCAACATATCTCTCTGAGGCAGCATTAAAAGTTGTCGTGTTAGTGTAGTCTGTCTGATTACTTGTTCCATCTAGATAATATACAACATCAGACGATATAACTCCAGATCTTAAAGTTGATATGCTTGTAGAATTAGAAGTGGTGATAAACAATGGGTGACCATTATTACTACCGCTGTCTTGTGAAAATTTAATAACAGTTCCTTGAGCTATTGATAAACTCATATCTCTTAATCCATCGAGATAAAAAACATTTCCTGTTCCACCTACAATATACAACGTGCCTGAAGCTACAGTAACCGTGTAAGTCTGAGTTGCCGCTGCCGGAACACCTGCTATAACTTCTCCTAAAGCTATTGAGGCCTCTCTTCTAGAATTTATACTTGAAGGACTTTCAGGTACCATACTATTATTACTTAAATCTTGAAAAGCAAAATCTCCAGGTAAGGTTAAACTAGCTACCATGTTTCCACCCCCTATCTGATCAGATGGAAAACGTTGTGGTCTTGCCTGTTCTAATCCCTGTGGATCAGCCACAAAAGGTTTTGGTTCTAATTGTGGTTGCTTTTTTTCGTATTCTGATATGTGAACAAAAGCACCATTCCATTCAGTAACCATCTCTCTCCACGGAAACGCTTGACCACTTCTATCAGATATTGCTAATGCATATTTACCTTTTGCAAACTTTGCCATTATATCTCCGGATAATAAGTTTTAGGTGAGATGTAAACACTTGCAGGTGATCCATCTTCCTGTAATGCTCTTTGTATTTCATCTTCGTAAATTAATTTCATCTCTTGAGTTCTTTGTGGTGCTTTTTTCATAGCCATGTAATAGGCTAGACCTGCACACATACATGGTACAAATCTATTAACTACATCAGCTTCGTTAGTATATTTACCTGCATCTTGAATTCTTTTTACATAATAGAAATAAATAAAATTACCTGCCTGTGTATCTCCAGGTGTTAAATACAAAGTGATCGTAACTTTATCTATAAATCTTTGTACAAAATATTGTGATGGTTGACCTGTAGAACTTTTGTTTGAGAAAGCTTGATATTGTGATCTATTAATTTTTGAAAGTGGTGTGTCCACATCACTTGTATTTCTAAAACTTGCTTCAAGAATATCTGAAACCATATCAACAAAGTTTGTAACTGCATCTCCAGACGAATGTCCTGCAGCTGTTGTATCATCTGCCCCTCGACCAGATGCTTCACAGATTATATTATTACCCGAAATAGAAGTATAAATAATTACTTCAGAGTTAATTCTGATTTTACCTGTAGCATTCATGTTTTTTGTGGATGCAACAGGAATAGTTGTTGCACTTGATGAAATACCAGAACTTAAAGTTGTAGTTATTCCGTTGGCGTTTCCGTCAGATGGAGATCTAAAAATTGTATATTCGTTTTGACCAGATGCAAGTGTGATTGCAGTTCTTGCTACTTCCCAAAAATGCAGACCTCTGTTGTCCCATTCTTGAAACATTATATTTAAAGAACGTCTAGCTGATCTTAGATCATTACCAGAGTAATCAAAGAATCCTAATCTTTCAAAAGACTCAGTTATAATATCGTCGATCGAGAGAAATTTCTCGAATGTACTTGTGCCTGAAAAAGCCACGTAAACCTCCTACGAATTACTATTTCCGCCACTATGAAACACAGTGATAGCTGTAATCTGCTCTGTAGTAAAAGCAGTATTAACATTAGTCTTAAATAAAATTGGTACAGGAAAATTAATTGTCATGTCATGAACATGAGCAGCCTTATTTAATTTTACTTTAGACGTTGAGCCATCTTTAATATCTAAAACACCAGCTACGTTAGGACCAGATACATGCACTCCGTACACTCTAGTTCTACCAACTTGAAGAGTTTTAGTCTCTGTAGTTACGTTAGTCGCCACTCCATCTTGTGATGATCCAAATGTTGTCATTTATATTTTCTCCTTAAAATTTTATGTGGGCCCTAAGGCCCACACTAATTATTTATTACGCGTCTGCGAATGGTGTAACAATTGTTCCTGTCGCAATTACTAGTGAATTGTGAACAAGATAATTATTAGCATCAACAGCAGTAACTTGAATGACTGAACCAGCTAAACCGCCTGCAGTTCCACCATCAAAAGTCATAACATCGTTAGATGAACCATTAGGTACAAATGCTTTTTTAGATCCGTCATTGACAGCAAGCATAATAGCACCTGTGAATAAATCACCTGCACCTGTTGTCTTGATATCAAGATCAGTAGCAGCTGTTTCTATATAAAAATAGAAACTTGCACCGATGTTATTTAAGTTGTTTGGATCGCTACCTGGACCTGATGAAACAGAATCTGCAGTTGTGTTGATAGCAGGTAAAGTAAATTTACCGTCAGCATCATTTAAAAGCAGAATTCTACCAGCATGTTCTTGCACAGTTAAATTTGTGTCTGCAGATAGTGATTTAGTCATTCCTGGTCCTATGTTGATAAAACCGTTTTTCGATCTTACCGGACCATCAAATGTAGTATTTGCCATATTATTATCCTC